CCTGATGTTTGTCCCATTGCTTCCTCCGCATTTCGAGGGCCACCCCCTTGTTGTTGCATTATGCTATTTAAACCACCAAGTTGATAACCTTTAACCGGACCACCTGTTTTGAAGAATTGTCTTCCCTCTTGGAATCCGAAGTTTACGAAATGATCCTTAGCTGCTTGGGCTACGAAATCATCTACGGCTTGTGAACCGGGGCCAGAAGCACTTAAAACCGCTTGATATTCTGGCCTTGCCAAAATGTTGTTGAAAACATCCTGATTTTTAGCAAGGTAAGCACCATATGCAGGCACGCCTCTAATGCTACTTTCAGCAAATGGGTCTATGGTGCGTGCTTCTTCTAAAGTGCTTATGCTATCGTCTGGCAATGGGTTTGCTATATTCGCAAGGTTTTGCTGTTGTTGTGCAGAGAAATCAAGAAATGTTTGAGAAACGTTACCTTGATCGTCTACAGCGTTAAGATACCCTTCGTCTGTCGAAATTAATGGACCCTCTGTCGGTGGATTAGGGTTAGGTCTATTCGGGAATCGCTCTGCAAAAGGTAAGGATCGATCAATGGGTGTGGGCGAGTAGTCTGGATTGCGTAAGATATTACCGTAGTAATTTCCTATTGTATCCATAACTGCCTGATTACCCGTATTTCTGATTCCTAAATTTTTAAACTCATCTTCAAATCGTCTGAGAAATTGTTGACGTTGAGCAAGGCTGAGTGGGTTATCCTCAGTAATCTTTGCATCAAGTCCGATGGCTTCGGTGCGTTCTTGATCTGTCGGATCTCTGCCAAGGTATTGTTGATACATCTGCATATAACTCATTGGCTGAGGTGTCGTTTGTGTTTGAAATTGTGACCCAGCATACATAGGTGCGTTGCGTAATCTCGATTGATATTGTGCTTGATATTGATCAAATGCACGTTGCTTGGCAGGGTCAAAAGTTATTTCTCCCGGTGTGGTTGTCACCTCTCCGGTTTCTTCGTCTATTACTTCAACATCTGGACCACGTTCACCCTCATAGGAAAGCATCGTAGGTGTAGCTAGACCATACTGTCTCATTAATTTGTTTAGTTCGAAGCCCATAATTTATTCCTTACGATGGATTTCCAGCTAGATTTTGTAGACCTTTGTAAGTAGCCAAACCAGCCGCTATCTGTGACAGTGGCGATGGTGAATAAGTTGCGCCCACTGATTGCCCTTGAGACGTTGTTCGCTTCGGTGCAACCGGAGCTAATCCTCTGATTTGACTAGATAGAAAATCAGCTTGCTCCCGTGCGTAATTTTGTTGATCCAAAAATTGTTTTTCAGCTGCTGTAAGTTCTCGTTGTAATTGTTGTTGTTGACCAGCCCCAGCTGCCTCAAGTGCTGCTGTATCGGTGTATCCCAGTGCTTGACGTTGTGCTCCAAGATTCGCCAAATCGGACAAGGCACCCATTTGCCGTGCTATGTCGGATTGTTGTATGCCTGCTATCGTTTGACCGAGATTAGCTTGTCTACTCAAATCGGCTGCTCGATTTGCCATCGCTTGAGCATAACCCGTGTTAGCTAATTCTGCTTGTTGAGCTAAAACTGCTTCTTGCGTGTCTCTCAACGCTCTAGCTCCAAAATCACCCATACGACTTGACCCAAATTGTCCTGCCCTGATAAAAGCATCGCTTACTGCTGGCAATAAGTTTTCTTGTAAGTTACGAGCACCTTGTTTTGCAAGTTCGTCCATGACTTGTTGTTGATATGGATTATAATAATTCGAAACGTTTGTAGGTGTGTCTTCCGCTGCTTTCGTAAAATATGTTTGAGCAGCACTCAACCCAGTTTTAGTGTTGGTTGGTATTAACTCAGTTGGCGTTCCGGGTAACGGAGCTAGACCAGCTAGAGCACGTATACCCGCTGCCGATGCATCAAGGTCCGGTTGATATGCTCCTTGGGCTTGTTGTACTTGTCTGTAGGCTTGTTGTTGTAACGGTGATAGTTCTGCTACAGTCGGTAAATCGTAACTCTCAAACGGACGATTGGCTAAGTTTTGCGATATTTGTATTTGATTAAATATTGCATCTTGCATCCACCGTGGTGTTTCAGTAGTGGATGTTGTGTAAGACGTTGCGGTTTGTGGTGCTCCCTGAAATAAACTAGCCATGTTAAGCACTCCTTCTCATATACTCAAGAGGTGATTTTGCGTCTGGGCTAAATCTACCTTTTGCTAAAACTTTACCCTTATGCATTCTAAGTTTCTTACGCATATCGTCTAACATTTCTGCCCCTGCCTTATTACTTCCGTCTCCTAATAGTGATACAGATTCTGCATCTATAACATATTCCCCATCGGACAGCCTAGCGTTTATGACATCATCCCTACCATCACCCGGACCACTGACATACCCCGGAGCGTCCATTATCCCACCTTCGGCAGCGTACATTGTGTCGTTGTTCATATAATATTTACTTTGATCATTCATAAAAAATGGACTGCTTAAAAACTGCCCCAGTGTCATGCCACGTTGATTAGCCTCACCTCTGATTTTTACAAAATCATATTGATTTGTAGTTTTATCGAATATCCCACTTGTTTCTGCCATAGAAATATCCATTTGGTCTTGTTTACTCAGCCCACTAAGTGCAGCTAAACCTAACGCTCCGAGTCCTAATTCTGTCATAGATAAATCATCTGGTAGTAAATTAGCTATTGGTTCAGGCAGCAAATTCCTTAGTGCGGCAAATCCTTCCCCTTGTTGGGGTTGTGACACCTGACCTAATTCTTTTATATCCTCCGAAAAATCCATTCCACGACCATCGGTTGGAACAAAACGTTCTTCAGTTTGTAAAGAAGGTATGTTTGCATACTCATCAGCAATTGTTCCTTCTGGAAATGTATTCCTACGTCCTAATGCTTGACTCAATGGCCCTTCAACAAATCTGTTTGAAAAAATAGTTTCATCGTTAGCCAGTTGCATAGTTTCATATACTGGCTCAGGAACGGCTGATACAAAAGGTGTTTCAGCCGAACTTAAATCGCTAGAAGCTACCGGACTTAAAGACGGTTTCATGTTACCACCCATTGGAGCACCAGAAGAAGTCATTCCTGCGTTGCTTTTCAGAAAATTAGTAACAGCCGTGCTTGCATTTTGTGTCATATCTTGAACAAAAGGTTTCGCAAGCGACCCTATAGCCCCATATGCAGCACCACGGACAGGATCAGAACCCGTTAATGCTGACCCTAACGCTCCAGTGGCACCACCGCCTATCGCTCTTATAGCCGATTCGCTTAAATTTGGAAATTGTTGAGCTAAACTCTCGGAAATTCCCGGAGCAAATCCACCTAAACCACCAGATACAGCACCGACCAGAGGATCACCACCAGTGAGAAGAGATGTACCGCCACCTAGTATTGCACCGCCAACTACACCTTGAGCTAACGCACTAGCACCACTCCCAAGAACGGCAGCACCGATAGTAGGTGCTAAGACGGGTGCCACAAAACTTAAAGCAATTGGAAGGGCAACTTTGAGAACATTTTTAAGGCCTTTATACTCTCGTAATCCGGTGTTTGGGTTGACTGTTCCCTGACCGCCCATTCTACGGAGCACCTCAGCCTCACGGTCATTGATGTGAGCTAATTGTCGGTCACCACCTTGACCCATACGAGCCAATTGTTTACCGGATACTGCGAGTCCACCTCGTGCATAACCTTGTCGTGACAGTCTGTCTTGCATCCCATACAAGACCACTAGAAGGCTTATAATCAGCACTTCATCAAATTGTGGGGGAAACATACCCTCATCTATTAAACCGTCTTTTATAGCGGCTGTACGGACCTCTGGGTACACTTCTGGGTTCTGTAATACATACTCAAGCATTTGTATGGCTTCAGTAAGATCCTCAGCCACCATGTTGGTTCCGGATAATTGTTGTTCGATGACTGTAATCGTTTCTTGAAAACGAGGATCTTGCATTGCAATTGATAGAATTTGTTCTTTCATACTCATCGCGCAGTCCTCACATTACACCATCTGTGCGTATTATATTCATTCCGCAGAAACCCAAATACCTCTAAATCTTCGTTATCGTCGTAGGCTTGTCTCATTGTACCTTCGTGTTTAAACCCTAACCTTTTAACAAACCGTATAGATTTTTCGTTGTTATGACCAATCAACGCTGTAGCCCGTGACGCTTCGTGTATTTTAAATATATAAGTAAATATAGCGTTGAACATCCGTAAAGTTTCTTTCGGAGATGCCCAGTTACCGCCACGGGCTGCAAACGATATATCTATATTTCTAGGTGTGAAGTTGTTGAAAATTGCAGTGCATACAAATTTATCATCGTCATCAACTGCCGACATCGCACGAAAAAACTCAGGCTCATCTTTTAGACCGAGTAATGGTCTAGCCCACTTTTCCGCAGAAATCTCTCTTTCAAAGCCAATAAATCTCATAGCGTTGTTTGGACAAATCTTTCTGCCCACTCTCTCCAATCGTCATACATATACGGATCTGGAAAATCCTCAATTAAATTGGTTGCATTTAGAAATTGCGTAGCCCAATCTTGCCACTTTGTTTCATCGTCTAACGGGTCAAATGCACCAAAGGCAATGAAGTCTGTAATCAGACAGTTCGCCCAATCTTTTAGACCAATACCTACTGGCAATGTAACACTTAATGCCATTATCCTAGATCCGTTCCGTCACCAATACCAAGGTGAGCTATTATCTGCCCCATCTGATAGTCACCATATAAAGCGTTGGACTCAAATTTGACTCTTAATTCTCTCCGTTGTTCTTTTAACATTACTATTTGTTCGTATGGTTGTGTGGCTTCGGCAGGGAAGGTAAACGTTGTACCCACGACTTCGGGTGCTCTAGCGTTGGCCCTTCCGGTGACGGTAACTGTCATGTCTCCTACTTGCACAAAGTCCGGTTCAATAGTTGTTATACGAAGATATCTGTCACCACCTTGTGTAAGTGTAGACAAGTCTGCCGTTTCAAAGAATGATCTTATCGGTGCAATGTCAGGACCGTCAATCTCATCCATACCAAACTCGTGTTGCCAAACTTTGTATCCGGTTCCAGATGCTGTCGTGGCTTGCACAATGCCTGTAAGCAAAGGGGCTGCAAACGAGTTATTAAATTGACCCGCTGAGCGTCCACCGTTTGGCAGTTCTGTGTCGTACCATGTGTCTTCTCTAACGTTGTACACTACAGCGTGAGTGCATTCTGTGGCTGTACCCCGTGGGTATGCCCACCAAATTTCACCATATCGTGGCACCTTGTAGGCAAAACACTTGCTTGCATGATCACGGTTTAAACCATCGAAAAAGTAATTAAGATTGAGGTTGTTTGGCACTTCTCTGACAACACCGTTAAATAAGTAAAAACGATCAGTTCCAATCCAATAGAAAACGCCATCATAGTCAATCGGGCAAAATGGGCTGAGAATAGATGTTCCGGTAGCAACAATATCAAATTGGAATATGGCTGAACCACCAACAAACGTGCTCCGAATTACAGCATCAAATGCCCAGAATATACCAGCGGGTGCAGTTCCAGAACCTGCACGCAATGGTAAACCTTTGATTATTTTCTGACCCCACACCCTAGCGTTGCCACTACCTGTTCCTGTCAAATTGGAAGGTTCACCCGGAACGGACCAACCTATTATACCGTCTGTTCCAAAATAAAATAAATATGGATGTAAACTGACTATACCACCTGTAGCATTTGTATTCGCTGGAAGTGATATACTTTGCAATGGGCCAGTACCGAGCACATCACCAAAAAATATTTGTCCGTCTTGATCGTTACAGATGCAATCCATATTAGGAGCGACAGAGGCTAAAATTAAGTTTTGATTGCTGCTAGATTGAAATTGAAAATCAAACATCCAAAAATTGTTTGCGTTTGCTATGACTGCATCTGATCCACCTTGCATATTTACAATTGTAGAAGTCAAAGTGGTGAGGGTAGTAGTAATTATGAATCCGTTAAACTCATCGCCAGTTGTAGCTGATGTGATCGTGATTGTAGGTCCATTGGCAGTAGCCGTGTAATTTGGTGTGGACGTAAATGCTGTAATGTTTGCGGCTACGTCGGTTGCGGTAGTTGGTAAATCCACGTTGAATGCAACGGAACCAGACATAATGTCCACCCCATTTACGGCTATCATATCTACAGCACCGCCAGAACCAGCTAACGTTACCGACCCTTGTGCCGCTACTGCTACGGGTGTTCTTGTGCTCACAATAGAGCTATTCCCGTTTTCGTCTAGCGTGAATCTTTCAAGAGTATTAGCACCACCAGAATGACAATAGACGAATAATTGTTGAGTAAAAGTAATAAATCCACGGCTGATCTCTGCTAATGTTTTGAGCGTTGTTTTGTAACCAGCAATCTTTCTAGGCAATCCGCGTTGCCAACGAACCCATTGACCATCAACGTAGTTATTACCTTCAAACTTTGTACCGTCACGTTTGATCCCCGGTTCAGAAACAAGTATCGTGGTTTGCTCTGCCATTCCTAAAATGTTCCACCGTTAAATTGATTGGGATAACCTATCGCGGTCCATGCATCTCCTTGCGTACTAGATGTAAAAACGCTTATACCTGTAGAACCACCACCTAAATTAATTAAAGCACCACCTGCTGTAGTAGCTCCGGTTCCACCTTGTGATATCGCAATCGGAAACGAAACCGTGCTCGTGTCTGCATCGACTAGGTCCGTACCATCACAGTAAAAAATACCTCGCGTGTTTTGTCCGATATTAACACCTGTTTGACCAGACACTTTCACGGTTAGAACGTAAGATCCTGTCGTGCTGTTATCGATCCAGTATTGTTGCACTGTCGCTGGTATTATTACGTTTCTCGCACCCGTAAGTGCTCCGGTGAATTTATAAGCAACTCGGTTTAATTCATTACCACTGAGTGTGAAATCACCCGTACCAGCAATGTTAATTGTGGTGTAGTCAAAGGCAAAAGTCGCGCTTTGTCCGAAGCCAATGGTGAAAAAGTTCGCTCCATCTGTTACAATGATAGCTGATTCACCGGGTTGGAATGGTAAGTTAGCTGCACCATCAATTGTAACTGCTCCCGGAGGTGTTGCCGTTATTGCCCCCGATCCAGAGTTTCTAAGGTAAACAAACCAGTTGTCACCGCCCGTAATGGGGTCAGGCAATGTATAGGTGCCACCAGCCCCCGTGTAGTTAAACATTTTGGCTCGATCATCCACACCACTAGCAAAGTTAGTATTGAATGTGGTCACTGGTACGGACTGCGATAGCACGGTTCCAATAGCAACTATACCTGTACCAGCTAATGATGCTGCATTGGCAGTTGATGTAGTAGCTCCATATTGCAGAAACACCCATGTTCCATTTGTGGTGCTGTTATCAGTCAAATATAATTGATAAACCTCACCCGCTGCAATTGATCCAAGTTGAATACCGCCCGCATTTTTTACAAGAAACGTGTGTGAGCCTATGTTGTTAAATAGTATTGTATTACCAGTTCCGCTTTTTTGGGCATCCGGAACAATAATGCTAAAACCTGCACCTGTTTGTGTTACATCAATTATTCGCGTAGCTAAATTAGTATTCGTTGAAGTTTCTTCGGGCCAACTCAGCGTGACATCAGCCGATAAGTTTTGAGTGCTATAACTAATTTCACTAGGATAAATGTTAGCACCGCCAAAAACGTCTTGATAAATAGGCATTATGCTTCACTCCTTTGTGCCGCACGATCAAGTATTCTTCCTAAGTCTTGACCGTTAAATGCTTGAGCACATCGGTCATATAGACTTTGCCATAGCTGTACTCTCTCATCGTTTTTCAAAAATGGGGTTGCCTCAAGTAACGAAGCATACAACACCAACTCCGGTGCATAGTCCGTTAGCCAATTACTTTGCAAGTTTGGACCAAGCAATGCTGGTTGTTCATAATAAAGAACCTCTAACGTACTAGCTGCATTTGGCGTTGGAGCAATTAACCAATTAGCGTAGTCGTAATCAGCATAAAATTGAGGTGATGCTGTTTGCGCTTCATTAGGCCAGTAATTACGAAGGTACTCATATGATCTTGTTTGTATAGGCGTTCCGTCTACCGTCATAGAAATCGTGTCACGCCATCTGTCTGGCTTGAGATAAGTGCTAACACCGATGGATAAGGGCGTTGTAATTGCTCGTATAAAACCTTCGATTTTAAGTTCACGAGCTATACGCCTCTCTGCCAACGTAACTAGACGTGGCAATTGATCAAAAACAATTTGATCACTAGCTTGTGTGAACCCACGCTCAAGATACCTGCGTATGTCCACTAACAAGCTATCATATGTCATTGTATAGCTCATGGCTTAGTCCTTACTCTGAACTCTCTTCCGAGCTTTCCTCAGAACTTTCTGCCGCTGCTGCTTCCTCAGCAGCCGCCTTTCTAGCTGCTTCAAGTTCAGCATCCAACTCTGCTTGGACAACGACAGGATCTTTCCAATCTGGGTTAGGTGTCCAAGTTGTACCGTCGAACATATATTTGTTACCAGCCCATGCCTCGGATGGTCCCTCGATATTCTCATACAAGGTACAGTCGTTCATGCTATGGCAACCGACATATAAGTCAGGGTTATTTACTGGACCGATTGTAATACGATCTGCTTCCATAAGGATCTGTTTGTCATCTTCGTACAGAAATTTACTTAGTTTTGTAGAATTTTCTACGATGGTTTTCATTATGGTGCTCCTTTTAGTAATAATTGTGTTGTTGTTACAGCTTTTCCTATCTCTGTATTACCTGTAGCTGTCTTGGTTATATTACCGTTATTTTGGATGTAGTAAGTAGAATCGATTGTGAGTGGGCTTTGGGTTCCGGTCGTTACATAAACAGCACCAAACGTTGTACTTCCTTTGTATCCAACTAACGACCTGTTAGCGTTAGAATCGTAAGCGATTGAAACCGAACTAGAAGTAACTCCAACACTGGTAACGACAATTGGTGTGTCGAACGTTATAGAGGTTCCAGAAACTGTGCCTGAAATAATTCTCACATAACTGTCAGCATCGTGAATGTAAGCAATAATTACTTTATTTAACGTTGAATCAAAAGTTGATTGAATGGATTGCCCTTGCATGGCATCGGTAGAAAAAGTAACTGGACTGCCTGCGGTTACCGTGGTTCCGCTAACGGTACAAACAACCGCTTTACCTTCATTAGTTCCTGTATCTTCATATGGAATTACTACTCTGTTATTGTGACTGTCAAAGCAAATTGATCCACCCTCTGCCATTGACGTATTCGCACCTTGACTAGCACCTGCGAAACGGGAACCCCATGTTACAGAGCCAGCAGAGATTTGACCCGCTACTATAGCTAACCCAATACCGGAGAGTTGATATGCTACGACAACGCTTCCCGCGTTTGAATCGAAAGTATTATTAATTGCACTAATTGAGTTTTGACTTGTCTCCCACTGTGTAACTCCAGTGGGATAAGTTGGAAAACTAATTGCTCCAGCAGATATTGTTCCTACAATTGACTCACCAAAATTTGATCGATTCCAACATATTACTGTCTTTTGATTTGTTGAATCGTAAGTAATGTCTTGAACTCCGATAGTTGTAGTTCCCGTGTAACTAACTAAGCCAGAGAATGAAATTGTGTTAGGGCCAGCAGGGTTTACAGTTCCAACATTAGCTACACCATTGTAGTATCCCGATGCTGGGTTTGTTGTTATCTGTACTATTTTGTCGGCTGATGCATCGTAGGTGATGCTATTATAACTTGAAGAAGCAACTTGAACGATACCTACGCTACCAAAACTTACAGAGTTATTTGATGCATTTATTTCTGCGACACTAGACGCTGCATACCCTGTAGAACTGCTTTGATATCCGAAAACAACTCGATTACTTCCACTGTCAAAAACAGCTTTCATATCAGCCGTATCACCGACTCCAAAGTTCACTGCCGTTCCTGTTTCGCCTGCACTTGGTTCGGTTGTTGTTGCTACCCCACCTTGTGGATTGTATTTACCACTATTACCGCTAGTAATTGGTTCAGACGTTATGCCAATGAAATTTGCTACGTTACTGACTGTTTTGGCATTTTGAAACATCCTAGCCTCGCCATTTCCGTTGGCGTGGTTTTGATAAGCGTATATCAGTTGTTCTGTATCGGGATCATATTCAATAGCATTGTATCGGTAGTTAGCAGTCGGTGCTAATCGAGTTCGTGTTGAAAAGTTAATCACATTTCCACTTTGCGTACCGACACTGTAATAACTATATCCGTCTGTATCGTCACGCCATGTAAAAAGCAATTTGTTGGCACTTGGGTCAAATCCGAGTCCATTCCAAGAGACTTGATAGTTTGCAAATCTATTGTTCCCACTCCAATTTATAGAGGTTGATGAAACAGTACCAACATATGCGTCACCGTACCCATAAGAGGCGGAATCGTAGCAGACAGCCACAAATTTTTGTTCTGTGCTATTATAACAAACCTGAAGATAATTATAATTACCTGAACCTTGTGTAATTACATTTACCGACCCAAACTGTAAATTTCCACCACTTACGGAACAATGATACGCCGCAAATCGATTATTACTTATTTCTCTTGCAATTACACAAAAACATTGATCGTCCGGACTATATGCAATTTCATTGTAGACGGGGTTACCTGTAGAGTAAGTCGTTGTACCACCCCAACTTGTTGTTGTTCCGGATGTCGTACCGAAGTATCCACGCCCATAACTATTAGCGTCTCTGAAAACTGCGACTACACCTTGATTTACCTCATCATATGCACATCTGATGTAATTGGTTTGTTGATTATAGATTTGAGAAGTTGATCCAAAAGAAATATTATTGGTGCCACTGGTAATAGTGCCGACTGCACTGACACCTTTTGTGGTTGAATTGTCGTAGCTAACGACAATTATTTTATTTTGACTAGCATCAAAACAACAATCCATTCCACCACTTGTTTGGGTCATCACTTGGGTAGCAGTTCCAAAAGTTATTGAGCTACCACTGACCGTTCCAACTTGTGCAAGGGGATAGGAGCCATTGATATAATAACAAACACAAATTCTATCAACATTAGTGTCATAAGCTATCGCTACTTGATATGGATAATTGCCACCTGAATCGTAAGTAACAATTGATCCAAACCCTTCACTTACTTGGCTCTCACCCACCGCTTCTATCTGTCCGTTTGACTTCAATACGATGGTTTGCCCAGTAGCGATGTTACCAGAGGCTATGGCTGTAGCTTCTTTCGCACTGCCACCCGCAGGGAGTAAATCAGATAAATTTGTCATGTTTCAAATTCCAAGTTAATACTGGATGTACTCAATGCCTTACCGATTCTCAACCCTGTCGAAGTCGTTGAGATTGTTCCATCGTCTGCAACGTAATACACACTGTTTGGGGTCAAAGCAGTCGATAGGCTATACTGATAAACACTGTCGTTCTGTACACCTGTTATATACAGTTGAGTGTTATCAGTTTTGACAGCTACGCCATACGGTTGAGTATCTTGGGCTGTCACATTATAGACAACATTATCATAGGTAGCTGTAGAAATGTCATCTGCCACACTGAGTGTGTATTTATAAATACCAGTTCCGTAATCCAGAACGTACAAGGTAACTCCATCGGGAGTCATTGTTAATGAAACTGTATTGTTTAGGCCCGCGTTAACGGTTTTATTTGCATAGGAAGCAGTAGAAATGTCAAATGCGGAAGACAAAGTATACTGAAAAATAGGACCACTTGCGGCGGAGCTAATCACATACAATTTTGTTCCTGTACTATCAAAGTGTAGACCCCACGGTGACGACGATGGGAACTGACCAATGAGATTGAAACTTTTGTTTGCATACGATGCTGTACTCAAATCGTATGCAGAGGTTAGATCATATTGATATATTTGTTTAGATTGACCACACACATAAAAAGATGTTCCGTCTGCATTTATTGCTAACCCTTGCGGATTGGCCTCTTGTGTTTGCACACTAAAACTTTTGTTTTCATATGATGCAGTGGATACATCCCAAGCCGTACTAAGAGCATATTGATAAACAGCATCATTAGTGCCACCTAAAATATAAAATTTTGTTCCATCGGGTTTAAACCTTACTTCTTCAGGAAATGAAGATTGACTTGCAACGCTGAAATTTTGATTATTATAAGCGAACACTGCGCTAGCTAGTTGAGTTGTTGCTATACCACCTTTGAGAGTAACGTTTCCAGTGTTGCCATTAGTAACCGTAGCGTCAGCAATTCCCGTAAACTTTGATACGTTAGTTCCCGATGGTGTGTAAAATTCTGTCGTACCATAACCCGTCCAATTGGGAGGTGTGTAATCTGCAAAAAAACTAACAACTTTTCCAACATTAGCTACAAGAGTAGCAGTTCCGTTATACTTGCGAATCCCAGAACTCGACTCCGTTATCCAACTGCTATTTAGCGTAACAGCCCCCGTAGAGTTATCTATAGTTGTTGTATTGTTGTAAGATATATTCCAGCTACTTGAGTTGTGTCCGGTTACCGTTATGCTTTTTGTGTCTGGATCATACACACCACTAATGGCATTATGAATAGTTCTTATCGGAGTAAAATTAGTTGCAATTAAGCCGTAGTACATTCCATTTGTTATGTTTCCCATTGCATACCAAAATTGACTGGATGAAAGGCTACGACTATAAGGAGCGAAAAATACATTTTGTTCAGGCACATAAATCCAATCTGCTCCATTGTTTTCTGTAGAAAAACCAGTACCAACTTGAGCTTCAGAACTCCAACTTATTGTATTTCCAGTTATTGTACCAATTGCAGAATATGCGGGGTATGGACTTGATGCATCTACACGGAACGATGCTAATTTATTTTCTTGAGTGTTATAGACAACCTTTGGATTAATAGGATATGCACTTACAATTGCAGCGTATGAACTGGGAAAAGAAATGCTGTTAGTTGATCCACCTACAACATTACCTACTATACTATCAAATCTTCCATTTCCTTGATTTCTCCAAACGATTATTGGCTTATTTTGACTTGTATCTAAAGTAATATCCACCTCATTTGTATTTGTACTGGAGAAAGCACTTGCCGTACCAAACGTAATAGTGGGTGTACCACCGGGTGTAGTTATTTGTCCAACGATTGCATGACCATATTGATTGCCACTACTTCTTTCTTCATATGCTAAAATAACCCTTTGTGTAGATGTGTCATAAACCGCTGCTGGTGAAAACGTTATTTCCGACATAGTTGTTGTCGCACCAACTGTGTAAGTCGTGCCTGAATTAGTTGCTACTGTCGCATAACTGTTTGTTCCATTGGAATCTGTATAAAAAAACACAGTGTACCCACCGTCCGGAACATAGAGCACTTCCAAACTATCCGTTGCGTAATAGACGTTTGTAGAGATAATATTCTGAATTGATGATACTGCTTCGGTAGCTTGTGCTATGGCAGATACAGTACCATCACTATTTAAGCCAACTGCACCGCCTTGTGTAATAGAACCAGAAGCCGTAAAACTTACATTTTTGCCACCGGCACCAGCGGGGAGTAGATCAGATAAATTACTCATTACAGATCCTTAATGTTTAAAGTAGTAGCTGATACTGCCGTACCAATAAATGTGTTACCAGAAGACGATGACGTTATCGTTCCGTTGCCTGCAACATACATGGTTGCACCGGGCGTCATACCACTTTGAGATTCATTTATTCCACCTAATAAACTGACATTACCACTAGCCCCCGATGAAATCGCCTGAGATGTGATACCGATTAATTTATTCACATTACTAGCTTCGGCAGAAAATACCACCGCACCAGCATAGCCAACGGCATTTTCCGTGTAAGTCACCAAAACTCGATTGGCACTACTATCGAAAGCATTGCTTAAACTTCCTGTTAAATTAGTGTAAAACTGAATTGGTGTTCCAAAAGTTAAAGTCGTTCCCGAAACACTTGCTGCCACGACATTTCCATATTGATTTGCGTCAGCATAAGAGATAACTAGTTTCTTTGCATTGCTATCGTATGCAGCTCCCAAACTATAAACTCTTGAGCTTCCATTGAAAAAAACCTCAGTGCCGAAAGTTATTGTATTTCCAGAGCTAGGAATGGTGGCAGCAATGGCTGATGGATAACGTGAGTTACTGGTATTCGCAGTAATTATAAAAACTGTATTACTAGCGTCATCAGATACTAGGTTAGTATAATCGGATTGTGCTGTATTAGAGCCATTCAATGGCACATAAGCAACTGTTCCCCCAAAAGTTACACTTGTTCCACTTGTAGTGGGGAGTTGAACAGCGACATTTGTAAACTGGTTATCATTGTAAATAAAAACATAACGATTTACCGTGGTATTATAAGTAAGAGCCAAATAATTTGCACTTACACTATCTGCTGTTGATGGAGATCCGAAAGAAATAGTTGTTCCAGAAACCGTGCCTACTATCCCCGTTGGTCTACCACTATTGCCATTATTCTTATATACAACTAAAAACCTCCCTTGATCAGGGTTAAAAACAGCCGTTATATCTTCAGTGCTACTTCCGTTGAAAGTTGTCGGACTTGAGGGAAAACTGATAGAGTTACCGCTTACAACTCCTACCTTAGCTTGACCAGCCGATGATGCATTAACATTTTGGAAAAAAATAACTACTTTGTCGTTAGTGGTGTCATACCCAATAGAATGCACAATTACAAAATTTTGTTGAAACTGAACTTGGGAACCAAACGTGATTGTATTATTTGATGGATCTACATCTCCAACAACGCAATATCCGTAGTAACTAGCATTGCTATCATAATAAGCAACAATAACTTTTTGCGAGTCTGGATCATAAACTGATCCATAAGGCGTTGAAGGTGGGTAAGTTCCAGTTGACGGTCCCCATTGAAGAGTAGATCCTGCTGCTTGGCTTGTTTGAGCTATTGCCTCTACTTTGCCATCGGATCTAAGAGCTACCGTTTGTCCATTACTAAGCGTGCCTTGAGCTATAAATTGTACATTATTTTGTCCACCGCCAGAGGGCAGTAGCTCTGACAGATTGCTCATATTATACGCTCCATCCTATGGTTGCGTCGATGTATGTCATCGTAATTTCTGCGAAGTTTTTGTCGAAAACTAAATCACTCGCAGAGCTTGCAATATTACTTCCATTTCTCGCTACAGTAAAAGTCGTAGTTGCTGCTGCACCTGTACCATCTTTGACAACAACAAAATCACCTGCTGATGGACCCGCTGGCAATGTTATGGTGATGGATCCTGCACTAGCTACCAGAAACTGCCCAGACGTTGCATTTGTGTTACCACTTACAATTGTTGGAGCGTCTATGCCACCCGCAGCGGATGTCCAATTACCCCCTACATTCTTTAAAACATTCCCAACTGTTCCCGGAGCAACAAAGTTAGGAGCACCCGTACCATTTCCAATTACTACGTTACCTGAAGTAAGTGGTGCGCTTTTTACAAGTTTTCCGGTAGTTCCATCAAACGCTACAATGGCACCATCCGTTGCTGATGCTGGCCCCGCAACATCACCAGTATTTCCCGCAGATGATGCTATCTCTTTGACCACCCCAGACGAGTTTTTGAAAAACAGTTTCTCATCGGCAGTATTAATTGCTAGTTCACCATCCTGTAAATCACTAGCACTTGGCGTATTCGAAGATGTCGAACTTCGATATAGCTGAATAGGTGTAAAACCAGTTTGTGGCATTAGAGTCTCCTATTAATTGTATTATACATTAAAATGTTCCTCCTGAAATACCAGAAGTCGCAGTTAACGAAGTGAACGTTCCAGCTGCTGGTGTTGACCCACCAATTACAGCATTGTCTATTGTTCCACCGGATATCGTAGGAGCAATGGGGGATGCCAACTTAGCAGTCGTCACGATGCCATCTGCTAGTTGATCGGTTGTTAAGGGAATATTTGTAGGGGTATTACCAATATAAGGGTTAGCCATTAAGTTATCTCCAAGATTGATAAAACAGCATCTATGGATGTAGCTGTATCTGATTTAACTTTAATCGAGTCATTAGGTTCCATAACAATTTTTTGATTACCACCGATTGGTACGATTGCACCACCCGTAGGTACCGGAGCACTTTTGACAATGTAAGTATCGTTTGCCCCATCATTCAAAGTAACGTCAATGTTGACTGTTGCTCCAGTTGTGTTGGCAACTGTCAAACCGATGACAGTGGTTTGAGTCGCTGCAGGAACGGTATACGACCCAACTGCCGTAAGAGAGGTTCCTATATTCCTCGATAATTTTCTTTCAAAAGCATTTGCCATGTTTTCTCCTTAACCCAATGCAATCGCTAATGCAATAACATCGTCAGTTGTAACCCCCGCACTTGGTGCTGATGAAACCCAATTCGAACCGTCAGATGTCAGTACATTTCCGTTAGCTCCGGGTGATGTAAGTCCCGTACCGCCATGTGCCGGAACAAGTGTACCTGATAGAGTGATGTCACCAGTGCTCAAACTATTAGGTGTAAATCCTGTCGTTCCCGCACTAAATGCGCTAACAGCCGTTGTAATTGCACCCGCCCACGCAAAGGCACTTCCATCCCATTTTAAAAATCTGTTTGCAGTCGATGGAGCGGCTATAAAGTCGGTTGTGTCGGCAGATGTGTTGTAGACAATTCTATTAGCTGAACCGCCTGCCACATTAGTTGCTTTAGTTGCGGTAGCCGCGTTCCCAGTTATACTTATGGCCCATGTACCCGTGGCACCCGTTCCATTGAGTGGCACTGCCCCAACATCACTAGCAGTAAGTGTAACAGCACCAACTTGACCGTTTACGGATGTGACAGTGTTGCTTTGGTCAATTTTTTGCCAAACCCCAGTGCTTGCAAATACAGCCCAATCTCCTACTTCCCAATCGGTAATTCCGTCGAGGTTCGTGTTACCCGCAACGCTGACGATGTAGTAATAACCATTAACACCTGAGCTTGATGTGAGTGTAGGCGTGTTAGTCGAGGCGTTCCATGTTCCTTGGAAATTTAAACCCGTTTGAAAAGATGCAGTTGATACCGAGGTAATTACACCCTTGTCATTTATTGCAACGACAGGGATAGCACTCGATGATCCATAGGTTCCGGGTGTTACCCCAGAGGTAGGTAAGTCTGCATCGACCAATGCTCTAAATGCTGTTGGGGCTGCCGCACCAGAAGTTGGACCTGCAAATACTACGTTGGCTGGTTGGTCAGATTGTAAAAGAGCCGATCCCCAACTATATGTTCCGGTTCCACCAGAAACGAGAACTTGTCCGTTGGCTCCCGCTGGACCGATAGCGAGATCACCACTACCACCGTAAACTATACCTCCAGGAGTTGATGTTATACTCCGTCCTGTACCGCCTTGATCAATTGGTAAAACACCATCAATTTCGTCTGAATTAGATAAATCTACTGGTGGGTGTTGATGGTCACCTCTTGCCAACTCATTAGACGTTCCAGCCGACCCACCAGTTGTTCCTTTAAGTGGAACGTTATCTTCAAAGTCTGCCGTAAGGGTTACATTCGAACTTAAATTACCACCACCCTCTAATCCATTACCTGCAATGATCTGTGTGGAAGTTGGTACTCCACCTGTAGAGGCAGTCACCGTGCTCACGGCTGTAATACGACCAGTGGAATCAACGGTGACTACTGGAATTTGGGTTGTGCTTCCATATGTTCCGGGAGTTGCTCCACTAGCTGCAAGTTGCACCGTTCCAATACCGCCACTTGCAACGCTCAATGTTATGTCTTGATTGAGTTGTCCACCACCCGTCAAACCAGTTCCAGCTATGACTTGTCGTGTGGTTGGAACTCCTGCAACTTGTAGTAAGTCTCCCGCTCTAACTTGATAACTCACACCTTGGTAATTAAACAGTAACATACCATCGGCAGATGCTACCGGAGCCGTAGGCAACTGCGATATTCTGGTTGGTATTAAATTACTTGGCACATTAGTCATTTAGTCAATCTCCAGATAATTATCGCCATCTTCCGTGACAATAAACTCATCACCAGCTTCTTGGATTAAACCAGCCGGATGGGTATCTATATTTCTATCAGGTCTCACAAACGGCAAGACAATTTGATCGGGTCTTCGTGGTGGTAATCTATAGGGATCAAATTCATCCCTGTCGGCCTTACATACCATCAACCCCGGATCATTAGGATCAGGGTATAAGTCAGCTAGAAAAAATTTACGCGAACATCTAGCGCATATTCCGATACCAAATGTTGGTTGTCCTGACGGATCTAAATACTTACTCATCGCGTATAGGGTCCAATACCCGGATTGATTTGTGTTGGAGATCCATCACCGTCACCATCCCATGCTCGTTGCATTGAAATAGCAGCTCGTTGTTCTAATAAAGGTATGATATTCGCGTCTACGCTTGGTGTTTCCATTGCAACTTTAGATGCTAGTCCGTTTACAATAGCTTCTAGCCATCGATTAGGGATCTCAACTTCTTGTTGTAGAGTATCGGTATCCATTACGGAACGATGTCTCCAAACGACCAACTGTGTTTTTTCTGTAACTTCATCTGGAGCAGGCCAGACATTTAAAACAGGTTGTGCAACGTTTCTTTGGAAATAATAAGTGCTAGGTTGACCCGCAAAAACACTGTTACTCTGATTTACATATTGATCACGGTTTAGAGTTCCCAGTGGTATGACATATGGCTCGTTACCCAACGTGATAGATGTGTAATTGATTGTGGAAACACCATCCGTTGGAACTATCTTAAAGTATTGATATGCCAATGCGGGAACTATGTCTGTCCATACTATCTTTCCAGCTTGAGCCAATGCCCCAGTTGAAAGATCAAAGCTGTTTGTTGTTGCTACTGTAGTAAAGTTTACACCGTCAGAACTTACTTGAAATGTTAATGGTATAGCAGTTGCTGACCATTTTACACCTACTGTGTTAACGATGGTTGCCGAGGAAAAATTTACCAAATAACTCGTATTAGTAGCCGTTACTGTCCCAGTTGGAAACATCGGTTGACGAAAATTGACATTAAGAACGTCAACTGTACCCAGTGGCAATGTCACCACTGGTTGGTTTTGATAAAATGGAAGGATTATCTTTTCGATGCACCAACTGGGAACTCGGATATTGGATAGATCATCCAACATAAAAGCCAGAGAGTCTAATGCATAATCTTGCATTTCAGAGGTGATCGCTTGTGCAGGTAATCTACAACGCCTAAAAGCGTGATCAACCACTTTCAATGAATTAAAGGTTTTTACACCAATATTATTAGAGTATGCCATATCAATCCTAAATTAAATTACGGATGCTGATACAGCAAACCCCGTTCAGTTCTGAGTTACCAAGACTTTCTTTTAAATTGGGCATCACCGGGCATTGCTTTGAAACCACCTTTTGATTTCATGGAACCACCCTTCATCATGCCTTTAGTCTTCATAGAACCACCACGCATCATGCCTTTAGTTTTCATAGAGCCACCACGTTTCATATCCATCGTTCCGACAGACTGATAAGCTCTACGACCCATAGCTTTTTCCATACCCTTGCTTTCATCTCTACGAGACTTCATGCTCTGGGATTTGGAAGACTCTTTGCCTCTTCTCATACCGAGAGATTCGTCGAGCCTTGCGTTGTAGCCTTGTTTTTTACCGCCCTTGGCATAGCCTTTGGACTTCATCATTCTTTTGCCGCCTTTGGCATAACCTTTAGATTTCATCGTTTTCTCCGTTTAATATCATATTCAGCTTCGCCCCGAAGTCTACGCATTTCGTCACGAGCATTTCTTTCCCTTGATGCAACTCTTTTCATTTGTTGACGCTTGTCGCGTCTTTCCTGAGCATCTTTGGGTCTTCGTGCTCTAACTCTACGCATTTCATCAGCGGCATCGTCCTGAACACCAATGACACGAGCTTCCTCATCACGAATATTACGGTTGACTCTACCGCCATCAGCTTTATTCATTTTTGAAAAAGTCTTGGCTAGGTTGGCTCTTTTCTGAGTGGTTGCAGATGGTTTACCAGCACCTTTTTTAGCTGGCTTCCCTTCGGCTAATTTGTTAATCACGCCCTTGGGAATTTTTCCATCCTTCATTTTGACCCCTTCGCTTTTAACGTAAGAAGTCAACGCACCCGGCTTTTTTACAGCCCCCTGAATCCAGTTTTTGTCGGATGTTGATCCACCTTTTTTCATTCCGCTAGAACTTGATTTCGTGAAACCAAACGAAGAATCAAAATGCCAACCGTCTCGAAAGGGATAGCTCGATTTCATCATGCATCTCCCATACCGGAATGGTTTGAACAATAATAGTACAATGTCGGTGTTGAGTCGGTGGTATCTATTTGAGTAAATGCACCTGCTGTACCCGCTGTATTATTAATAGTCACCCCATCGGTGTATTCAGCACCGCCTGCGTGTGTTCCGTTTGGCGTTGTGCTGAATCTTAATGGATGGTTGTTGTTGGTATTATCACTTTGTAAAAAGCGATAACTTCTGTTTGCTTCAAATGTGAAGTGTGGGCTTACCGCATCATCAACATAAAAAACATTACCAGTTCCATAGGAGTTTGTACCTGCTGCGACTCTTACATTGTAAGACACTAGACCACTTACGTCCGCTGGTCTGTGATACTCCTTAATTGCATGAATTATTATTGTATAAGTATCACCGTTTGAAGCATTTCTAGTGCTCAAAGCAATATCACCAGCCGCATCGACACCTTTAATGCCACTTGCATTGTAGGGTAGATACGGGACGTATGGGATATCATACAGTTCACCTTGTGGAAAACTAGCTATGAGAGCATCACCAGCTGGACTTGGATCACCAACCCAAAAAAGATCAACACCCATGTCATAAGTCTGACATACGACCTTTGTAATTTTTAGACCATTGCAAGCTAAACCAAATGAATTTGGAGCGAGTGTGGAAACATCTATCTTGGTAACTTTAGTTTCCCCAGTACCATCTGAAAGATTAGTAAACTTTGCAATGTACTGTCGCTCTCCATCTTGGAGAACTTGAGTTGTGACTGCATCAGCCATAGTTCACCTCCCTTTAAGAGAGATTATTGTTTTGGATATACATCACTGTCAGTGAAGCAACACCCGATGTACCGTCACCAGTAGCACCCGTAAAATCTGCAAGAACTTCCCTATCGGCTCCAGAAACATTAGTGGCCTCAGTATCTAGCGTTCCATGAGTTGTACCGACAGATTTAGTATCCACCGCATTCAAAAACGCATTGGGATCTGCCGCAGTTCCTACGGAAATAGTAGCCGCGCCACTATCGTCACCAGCCGTTGTAACGTTTAATATTACGTCAACAATCTGAGAATTTGCGGGAAGCACTGCAACTCTTTGATTGAGTTGGCTTGCACCAGTGATGTTTGGCATCATTGACTGTGCCATTACGACAGAACCAACATTGGCTACGTTAACGCCAAGGTCCGTTCCTGTAGTGGCTTGGATGGTTCCGGCTTTAATCGGACCAGAAAAAGTAGTTGTACCCATTTTTCCTCACATACGAGTTGCGTGTATTTGTCGGTATGTCGTCAGTCGGGAACTGTCAAATACACAAGGTTAAATCCCGAAAAACCCCTACCGCCACAGGGATAGGACGGTAGGGGATTTCATTAAACTCCGGGTGTTCCGAAGATTGATCTCGGATCTGTCCAACCGAAGTTGTAACGTTCAGTGGCTTTATAACGCATTGAGTCCGTTTCGAAATCGCCTTCCATTGATTTCTCAAGTCCTCTTCGCATCATCAGCTTCAGACCTTCAGGAGCATCCGTTTGTACCCACCAAGCAGTGCTTGAAGTGATACGCGAGATGTTTGCCTGACCGTCACCCAATAGCCCCATTGATTTAACAGGGTTAATGTCGTTATCAGCCGTTCCCGGTCTCAAAGCAGACTTCAATAGAGTTTCTGCTTGGAAAACGTTTGCTGGTCCGGTAACAATTTGGGTTGGTGTAAGTCTGATTCGCTTACCATTGTTGTCAACCGCATTACGGATTTGAATTAGCATTTGTTCCAGAGATGTCTGAGACAGTGCTGCCGCATTCGTCAGTATGTTGCTAAACGTGCCGTTAACAATTGGGTGTGAAGCACTGTTCAGTGCAACGCCATCACCGCCCGGAAAGGCCGCGTTGAATGCTCTGTTCAGAATATTCGCACCAAGAGTTTCTTTGGTTTCCACCAAAGATTGAGCGAGATGTTTAGCATACGTTGAACCAATACGAATATGGTCACCGTCCTCTACAAGCACTTTGGTAAGGGCGAATGCAAGCCCGTACACTTTATAGAGGTATCTCTGAATGAAAAGCACACCACCGGACTGATATGTCACTGCCATACCGTCTGGTAATTCTGGTGCCGCACCAAAACCATAAAGAACTGGTTCTTCATGGTACTGTCGAGGAATGCCTTGATACTCTTCGAATACCTCGGCCCACTCATCAGCACGTTGCTCATATATTCCATCGAAGACTTCGTTTAAGATAGGTTCAACTATCGAGCGAAAGTCGGTACTACGCATAGGAGTAGCCATAGTTCAATACCCCCCTTAAACCGAGTTAACAGCTGCTTTGTATTGATGTTCGTTTATACGAACAGTAGCAACTACAAAGGCATCAGTTAGTGTACTATCAACGCCACCTGTCGTTCCCTCAAATCCAGTGATTTGAAATTGTGCAGATGTTGCTTGAATAGCAGTAAGTTTGCAATCAGATAGACCCGTTCTTGTTGATCCACCCGGTGAAGCGACAGTCCAATCACATTGCTCACCAACGGCTGTTTGTACCGTTGTTCCGGGTGATGGATTGTCATATTGTACTGCAAACAGAATTTCTGGATCATCATAGACCCAAGCTGTAATTTCTGTCGCCGCAATTCCACTAGGCCAGTATGGTGACACAGTTGGAACTCCAAGAGCATCAATATATTGGCAACCAGCGAAAATGCCTAAAAGTAAAATACCGTCAGTTGTACCGCTACGAGTGCCATCGCTTGTACCTAATTGTACGACACCTGTATCGACCAATTTAACGGGATCGCCTTGGAATACATTTTGAGCGTATCCCGAAGCAATAGTATAGGCTTTCGCTATGATCTGCCCACTGTTGTGATAAGACGCACGAAAGCCAAAAGGTGCAGAGACTGAAGACATTCTGCATTCTCCCTATTGGTTGAAAGTTGAGGATCACGAGAGGTCAAATTGCGCCTCCCGATACTGACCAATCTCAGCCGTGCCATCACCCTTCTCAACTTTACCGCCAGATGCTTGTGCTTGTTCTTCAATCAACGCTGCTGTCTCCGCAAGTTTCATTTCTTCTCGCATGGGAGCATCGTGATGAGCTTCCATCATGTATTTTTCATACAGAGACATTGGGAGTTTGAATGCTAACATCTCATTGACACCTATGAAGCCATCCCACTCACCCCCTTTAATTGTTGCATACTCCCAACCAGCTATTTCTTCTGGTTTGACAGGCTCGTAGCCTAGTCGAATGCGATGCTGTACAGTGTCTCTAGGGTTTGTTGTAGTGATCCAACAAAGATGCCAACCCGGAATGTCGGGAAGGTCTGGTAGACTAGATTGGAAAAATTGTTGCCTGAACATTTCTAACCTCTCATCTTCAGTAACTTCACGATTTTCTGTTACCGGACGATCTTGCATCGCCTTGCTTGTGCGGTTACCACCAGAGGTTTTCTTAATTCGTTCGTCTGACATTTAATGTCGCTCCTTTTTCAGCGATTTTTGAAATATAAGTTGGATTTTTGAAAAACGCAAGCCTGTTTAAGCCTTGTTCTCTCGATCCCACTCCATATACCGTTTGACATACTTCTGTCGAAGCACCGGATCATCCCAAACACCATGATCCATCATGGCCTGTTTACGCTCAGGACTGATGTAAACTTCCTTACGAGTAGAAGCAGGTGCGTGCTCTTTTCCAGATCCGACAGCAGGGCCACCACGGGCAACCCGTTTCTTTTTAACTGGCGTTGGTTCTTCTTGTTCTCCAACTTCTTCAACGAAATCTTCGAACTTTTCAGGCAGTCTTCGCGCTGCTCGTTCCGTTAGCTCATCCCAGTATTCATCCGTTGCTGGATCGAAACCTTCTTTGGTTAACGATGCATCTATTGCATTTACAATGCTTGATTCTTCGTTTCCACCGTTGATGTCATACCAAGGATTGTCATCCATAAACTCCTGAGCGTGAGCTAAAACTCTATCGTCTACTGGAGTTTGTGGTTGTTGTTGTTGCTGCATTTGAACGTTTGCTTGTTGTTTTTGACGTTCAAGTTGAGCTATTTTTTTCTGAGCTTGATCACGATACGCTAGAGCCTTTTGTACATCCTCACCACTTTGGGTTTCCACGCCTTTAGCAATAACTTGATCCGCAAGGTTCAATTCCTTTTGAGCTACTGCGATATGTTGATCGATATTACCCATTTCCAAATTTTGGGATTTCTGTTCTTGGGCTGAAACTCTACGCTCAAGATCTTCGTTTCTTTTCCTGAGAAAATTCAGTTCTACCTTGTCTCGCTTGATCGCAGTATCTCGACGTTGTTTACGCTCCTGTTTTTCTTTACGTCTTCGCTCACGAATGCTTTCTCGCTCATCCGGTTGTTCGGAAGCAGTTTCAACTTCTTTTGGTTCTTCGGGAGCCGTTTCTGTGATTTTTATTTCTTCGGCCTTTTCCTCTTGTGGTGCTTCATCTTCAACGATAACAACTTTGTTGTCATCAGGCATTTCGTCACCGTCTTCTTTTCCTAACTCTGCCATTTTCTATCTCCTTGTCAGATAAATGCTTTTATTTGAAGTGGGTCACCTGTTACTTTTCCAATGATGTCAAGATCATTAAAAATTACAAACAGTGCTTTTTCGCCATTGGGATCTTTATCCAGAGGCACTTCCCATCGGTCACCACCGTATTTTGGAACCCTTACAAAATCGCCATCGGTACACCAACTACCTTCAGGCCATAATTCCATTGTGTTCCTATTTTTAAAAGCCAAAGGTCCAACGTGCATAACTTTACCGATTTGTGTATTCCACTTTTCGGTATCTTTGGTATCTGTCGTTAAGATAATACCCCCTGCTGTTTTCTTTTTAGCTGTTCTAATTTGAACCAGAACACGGCTACCAAAAGGCTGTATACCTGCGTCAATTTCAGGGAATGCCTCTTTCAATGCGTTCTCATAAGTTTTTGTCACCGAATTTTTCCTCATCTAAAAGTTGCAATAGTACGTTTATTGATGCCTCATAACCAGCCATCATCCCGCAACGATGCCCGTACTCGAAAGCATCGCGGTTTTGTGGATGCCTCAAAGCCTCATCAGCAAACTCAAACTGTTTGGCTTTGAGAGCATTCAACAATTTCGTTTCCAAATTCACGCTTTCATATAACCTTTTGCGTTACCTGATAGCTTGTACTCATAACGGGCTGGCATAATGCCATCAACTTTTCCCGTCGATTCTTTTCTTGGACCTTCGGATAGCTTTCTTGGATTTTGTGCTTCCTTCATGTTGTCCATGTTCCGTTTGTAACCCATCTGGATTCTCCTTATAAAGATTGTCGAAGACACGATTAACATCCAAAGTATAGTCCAAATCAGATTTGCTGTAGTGTACCCACTGAGAAGGACGAAACTCCGGTGCTCCTTCCCCTGCCTCAAACCACGCAGGGTGCGTAACTCTTACACGATTATTTGGTAGAGCCACAATATTTCCTGTCCATTCACCTGCATCCAGAAGTTCTAGAACATGAGACTGCTTGTGTTGAGCAGGGTCATCTCCTATTTCCGAATCTGTATAATCGACAGTGAAATAATATTTTGCAGGGAAAAACTCCCCATCAATTTTTGCTAACCACGGACACGGTGTACACCTATCCAAAACGTAAACACTATGAGTTCTAGAAGAACAATCCCACGGTTGGGCATCGTGGGTTGCCATCGGCTCAGGCCAATCTTCTAACGGTGTATCACCGACTAACGCTGTTATTGGCATTCTCGCCCACATAGCACCGCCGTGAACATTTGGTTCATCGGTATCGTAAGTTTCTGCACCTGTAAAAATTAATTGGAAACTGAGGCTACGGCATGGAATTGTCGTTACTGCAATCGCCATAGCATGGATAAATTCACCGTGAAATTGTTGATGGTTGTAAGTGTACTCTCTTCGCACCCAACATTTGAAGTGCGGAATATTACTCTGCAAAAATGCCATGTTTTAAGTTCTACTCTTTGTCAGTTATGGTTGCGGGTCTGGGTCAATTCCTGTTCCAGTGGATACTCGTACCTTCTCACCCGTAGCCATTTCAGCAGCTGCGAGTAATTTAGCTGTCTCGTTGTCTGACTCATTCATTCGTTCTCTAGCGGCTAAATCCTCAGCCTTTCTTCTGTTTTCGTTCTCTTGTTTGATAGCTTCAAGGTCAAATTTAGCCTGACGATCTGCAATGTCATTCTCTATTTTAGCCGCTTCAAGCTGGTCTTCATTCATCATTTCAGTGGCTTTTAGCTCCATTTTATCCTTTTCAAGCTGCATTTTCGCCTGAAGTTCCATCTGATCTTGTTGAATCTTAGCTTGATCTGACTGAGCACGTTGTTGAAGCGTCATTTGTGCAATTTCGAGCGATTTATCCTGTGGCATAGGCGGTTGTGGGGCATATTTCTGCGCTTCGGCAGTCATTTGCGCTAAATCTTTGCCAAAATTGCCTAATTGTTGTTCAATAAATTGTTGAACTTGCATAATTACGGTGACTTCGTCCGATGCTTCTTTTTGAACCAAATTTTGAGCTTGTGCTTGTTGCACTGCCGTGTGTGCTTCGACCAAATAGTAGTTCAAAAGATGATCCCGTAAGTGAATAGCCATAGGATACAGAAAATTTGGCATAATTGCAGGGTTCGCACCGAACAGTGGAGATTTCAGGAATGGCAAATGAGTCATCATATGTGCCAAATGGTCCTGTTCTGGGAGAACGTATACGGGTCTGCCCAGTGCAGCCGCCACATTTTCACTCACGGGGTCAAGGTTTTCCGTTCCCGGTGGGTCAACTAACACCTCTGAGTCAGGAACTTTCATAACTCTCAGGAACATTTCCTCGACTTTGCGTGCATCATACATCTGAGGCATCAACCGAGCACGTTCCATGATAGCTTGGATCTGCGCGAAACGTTGTGTTTCACTAAAAATAGCTGGATCACTGACAGGAATAACGTCCATTGGACCGTCAAAGTCGGCTGGTTCTATCTCAAGACCAGCTTCATTACCCTGTAGATCTTCATCCACCATGTAAGCACTATTGATTCTGTGTAGAATCTTAAAACATCGCTCCATAGATGAATGTAAACGTGAGTGAATAGAACTGAATACCACCATTCCCTGTTCAATTAGGGCCATTGTGGTACCAACTGGCATATTTGGATTTGTATCACTGAGCTTTTCAAATGATGTTTGTACAACACCACGGCCCGCGTCTACTAAAAATCCAAGTAATTGAAACAATGTTGGACTTGGACCACTGAACGGAAGAGGCATCGCAATTTTGCGGATGTCATCAACCATTGCACCACCTTCGATTTCTGCTATTTCGGTAGGTTGCAAGCTAATTGTTTGTCCACTTGGACCACCCTTGAGCTTTAACATCGTTGGTATGTTCTGAATGTGAGCACTATCCATCAATGCCCTCAGTGCTCCGGTTGCAGCGCCACTCAAACCACCAATCATCTGGGTCAAACCGATAGGATAAGCACCACGCCACGGAACAAATGGAAACTCTACGATCCAATCCAACTCGTTCTTCATTTCATCGTCTGCTTCCCAGTTACGGTACAGCGACAATGCTTTGTTGGTGGTTTTGTCTATGGTCAGGATATACGGCTCTAACCCATCGTCAAAATCCATAAACGTATAGATTTCGAAAATAGTTCTCAAACCGTCCTCGTTGTAGCTACTTTCTTGCTTACCTTCGATCTTATCGTTGGCAGTTGTTGCCTTACTAAACTCTGGCTCGTTTGGATAACCAAGATCGACATCAATATACATACCGGATTTTACCCGTCTTTCGTATTCCATCTTGGTGATATACTGAACGTGAGTCTTACGTTCTGCGGTATAGAAGTTCGTTGCAGCAAACGGTAAATACACATCGTCAATGGGGATAAACTCTGATTGAGGTTTACGATGCAAACTATCCCACATAAATTTCATGTACTGACCACCACCCAATGGGAGTTGGGTACTAAGTTGTTCTAGTTCAGCACGAAACTCAGGCATCTGTTCCGTAGTTTGCCAGTTCATAAAGTCTGTCTTCCGTCTGGCTTTTTCTAGCTTGTCTGGTGTTTGTTCACCTTGGACTTTACTTTTGACAGGTCCGTTCGACGGAAACGCTTCTTTCATAAATCGTGCGGAAAAGTCAACGCACGCTTGGATTAACATTGGATGTACCACACGGTTAGCACCCTCGAATTGTGCTCCACCCGGTGCGTCATCACCAAGTCCAGTGCGTTGCAAACCTAATTCGTATTGTTTGTCGCGTTTCTCTCTGGACTCTTTGTCTTTCGATATCTTGTCTACTAGATCAATGATTGCCGTGTTGAGTTTATTCTGGTCTACCTCTTCGACAATATTAGCAAAATGTGCAAGCCTTTGTTCTTGGCTCAACTCCATTTCTTCGAGACGAACAAAAGCACCACCGTCTTCTGTTTCTTCAACCTCTGCTAACTCATTTGGGATAGCGACAGTTTCGCCTTGCTGTTCTTCTTCCATCATTGTTTCGTCAGACATCATATGCCTCCAGTATCTGATCAGCCATCATGTCAACTTTTTTGGCGTTGTAAACCCCACCCTTGGCAAATCGTAACTTTCCTTGAACTCCAATAAATTTTTCATCCGTCTGTGGATCATATCTTCCACCAAGTCGGACATCACCTTGATCTGTTTGATAGGTTATACCACCCTCGATTGGGCCTGCACCTATGGCACCTTGGAATGGATTGTTAAGTATCCTTCCAGCACCGCCTTGCAGACTTACTGATCCATCAACAATTAAATTATCGTTTATATTTTTAACAAGACCGAGTTGTGCAAAACCTTCTAACTGGTCTCTCGTTATTTCTTTTTTAGAAATTTTTTCTCCATCCCAAAACGGAACATCAAAAACATTTCTACCGCCTCGCACTTCTAATCCTCCAGTAGCTCTGGCATCAAAGACATTGTCGGCAACTTTATCAATGAAAGACATTTGATCAAATTGCATATCCTCTGGCATGGAATCTATTCCTTCACCAAATATGCGGTCCATTTCGTCTTCTATAGATTCATTTGAAACGTAATACCCTAATCTTCCTGAAACGCTTCCACCTTCTTGATAGCCTTTTTTCTGCAAATCCGACAAATACTCTTCTGTAATTTCTTGCGTTGGTAAGCCCTCTCCTTTTATGCCTCTTTTCGCTGACATACCATAAAACGCTCTATTGAATCCTTGCTTGTTCTCTGGGTTCGTTTGTTTCCTTAGTTCAAATTTTTGTCGCATCTTTTCCATAAATTGCGGAAATGCATCTTCAAAAGGAACACCCTCGAATGCCCCTTCTTTTGCTTCACCTGTAAGAATTTGTGGATATCCGGGATGCACGGACGGGTTGTAGAAGGTTTTGTTATCAAGGGAAAAAGCATATGGTCCTACAGTCATTGACTGCACATCCGGTTCATCGGATTTTTTAATTCTTAATTCTGGACCCAATAACTCTGGTTCTACGGTGTCGCGGAGTATCTCTTCCGTATCTATTATTCTAGATTTCTCGCCACCCATTGGAACAGCTTTGGGTAATTCACCACGACTGATTTTTGCTACAGTTTCAGGTTCAAGTTGCACAGATTGTCCTCTAATCATACGGGAAATACTTTTTCTTTGTACAAAAGTTCCAACCTCTTCAATCATATCCCAAATTAAAGGGTCTCTTATATCCGCACCTTCTGGAAATCCAAGTAGCTTGAGATTATGGTTTATCTTTTTAGCTTGCTCTTTTGGTAGCTTTCCCTCAGCTACCGCTTTTTTAAATCTATCGGTAAGTCTTTCGAAAACAACGGGATTACTCATATGTTGAATGTCTGTACCCAAAAGTGTAGTCCAAATGAGATTAGTCCCAAGATCACCTTCTTTGAGGTTTTGATTAATCAATCTACTCGCTGTTCCTTGCTCCATGACACCCCACGCGGGGTCTCCGAAGTCTTGTGACATCTTTAACGCATCTTCAGGTTTGATAATTTTACGATCAGCTAACTTTACACCAGACTGATCAGCCATTTTTTTAAGCTCTGGTCCTATGTGAATAAAACCCGGACCGCCCCCAATCTTTGTTGCACTCCTGTCTGCCTCTGTAACGACCAATTTCGTTGAACCTTCTAAATCCATGTCACCTAAAAACTCAGACAACGGCTTGGCTTTTTTTGCCTCGATTTTTTTTCTTGCTCTGTCGTAAGCTACTTGCCTACCTCTTTCGGTGGGGTTACCATCTTTGTCGAAGAATGTTCCTATTTTTTTTGGACCTTTACCGCCTCTACTCTCTGCACCCTTAACAATTTCTTCGGCACGGCTCTCGACAATGTTTGGATCGTATTCTTTCATAACACTTCGTGTCATCTCACGCCTCGGTCCAGCGGTAGCTGTCCGACCAAACGGTATCATGCTCACACCCATCATCCCAGCCATTGCCGTTGCTTTAGCAATCTCATCATCGCTTAATAGTTTTATGATAGTCTGCCCCATCTCTCGTAATTCTTGTGGGGCTGTAGGACGGATGGCTTCAATCAGATCAATATAGTTGACAACACCGTCATCATTTAAATCCGCAATGCTCGATCTCTGTTTGGTTACTTCTCTTTGAAAATCTCTTTCGTCCATGCCCAAGTCAAGCTCGACTGAACCACCCTCGGCATAAGTTACATCGGTTAGAAAATCCTCACGCATCTTGTCCGTAATGTCCATTCGCCAATCACCGTTCGGTGTCTGGTATGGTTCTACGCCATACTTCTTGCCGATCTTCTTGGCTTCCTTGACCATCACGGTGTCGTATAACTGTCTCGGACCCTCAGCTAAATTTCTAGCTTTGCTCTTTGATGTTTCAGGCAAAGTGAAATCGTGAACGACAGGTTTATCAAATGCAAAACCAAACTCTGCATCGGTGCCATAATTCGGACTATTATTGTAAGCGTCAGCTACTTCATTTCCATAATTATCACGCAGCCATTTAACTTCTCCATGCTCCAAAGCAAATTGTGGCACTTCGTCAATTATTTCTTCTTCTTTAACTGGATCATAATATTCAATTTCTCCCTTAGCAGGGGAATATCTAAAAGATTCAATGTGCTTAACATGACCACGAACACTTGCCGATTGATTTCCACTCATCCAACCAATCGCATCGTCAGCATTATCAACACCCTCATTGATTAATCGTTGCATTGCTAACTTGGGCCACTCTTTTAAAAATGGAAAGTTCTTAGGCACACCCGGTGGCGTAACTATTCGATTTAAAAATCTTTGTTTTATTTCCAACCGATCACGCTCATAGAACAAATTTGCAACTTTTGTCTCCGCATCTCTGAGGGCATAAAAATCCCCTTTCATTCGGTATTCTGGCATAAATTGCTTTGCTAGGTTGATATCCTCTGTAATCTCTTCTATTTCTTCCTGTAGTTTTTCTTGTAGTTTGGGTTTGTTACCAAGAGTTAGTTTTTCGTTATCTAGTTCACGAAAGGCACGTTGTATGTTTTCGTAAATCGCATCCTGAACCGCCTGTCTATCTCCATACGCACCCGATATAATCTCGTAAGTGCGTTTGTTTTCAGGATTACGGACAATCGCATCGTTTATAACTATTTCTAAATTTCTTTTGTCTCTTTCTAGTCTGGGCGAACTCAAATCTATTTCAGTGTTGAGATCGAACTCGCCATATTGAGCTTTCGCTATTGCAGTATCCGATTGCATCTCTTCAGCAAACGTCACGTTCTTCGGCTCTTCCATTCCCTTCTGGCCCGGAATAGCCTTATCTTGAAATCTATCACTCCGTATATGGAATATTGTGTTCTCATACCCATCGTAGTGTGGATTCGGCAAGTTGAAATAATTGCCACCTTGTGTGCGTATATTTTCTTTTTGATATTGAACTGCCATCTCCGGAGTGAGTCCTACAATCAACTCTTGATACTCATCCGAGTCGATAGGATCATAATCTGGAGAAATCGACCTTGGTCTTCTCATGGTTGTTGCATATTCTGGAACAACACCCGTGTCATCGAATTTTAATAGTTCCTCTCGAATTGCACCAGACTTCGGCATTCTTCTTTGCAACGCTTTCTGTAGGTACTCTGTCGTGACAGTATCGTCAGGTTTTTCACCAGCCATCTCCTGTAGCTTGGCTTGATATCTTACGTCTTCAAGTTCCGGTTCAATGAACTGCTTCTCAGTTGGGCTGATGTCCTCAGTGAGTTTTCTTACCTGACCCACCGTCATTTTTTGTTGTGGACTGCTACCGAGTCTTTCTCCAAGTCGGCCCTTGTAACTCGCAGCTTCTAACACAGAAGTGTCGGGTAGCTTCTGTCCAACTTCCTGTAAGAAACTCTTGATCGGTCTGCCTATCGTGCTTGTAGCAAACTTCGCCCCCGGAATGTAATCGGCAGCCATCAACGTACCCAAGCCAGCCATCGCCATGCCCTTTGCAATGTCACCCTGACTGATGTTACTGCCAGCTTGCTTTAATGCCCCAGCAATCTCGGTTGGGTAAGACGGACGCAAGAACTCATAGGCATCAATGATATCAATATAACCATCGTCGTTCAGATCCGCTAAAGCTCCACGTTGTTGCGTTACTAAACGATCACCCATTGCCTCGGATAGTGGGTCATCTCCCGTCACACCAAGTACGCGACCACCCTCGTTCCACTTGACCTTGTTCGCCCAGTACGCTGCCGATGTCGGACCCTTAGCAATATTCTTTGCGTGTCTAGCCTTGAACGACTTACGTCTGGTCTTTTGTTTTTTGGATTCGCCTTTCTTGGGCTTGCCTGCTGTGCTCACACCTTGTTGACCAAATCTAATTAGTCTTTCGGTGCCATTGTCGTTGATCTTTACAACGTGAGATTTGGTTGGGTGGTTAGGCGTGCGTCTCGGTTTGTTTAATTGCAAACTATCTTTGAGAGACTT